CGCCAGGTTAGCCGCATCTTTCGCGCGGCGGTACATGGTCGCAACGGATGCCGGATTGCCGCCGCGATACTTTCCGGCTTCGTCCAGGATGCCGCACGCGACGCAATAGGCAAACTGCCCGCGCGCTTCGTCCACAAGGCAGCGCACGCGCTCCGCGTCGCGGCGGATACGCTCGCGCGCTTCCTCTTTGCCGATAACGCGCGCGGCGGCGTTGCAGACTTCTTTTTCGGCGGCGTTATCGTGCGAAGTTCCCAGCGCATCCGCCGGCAGTTTCGCCACGGTCGCGCGGATGGCGCGGGCCGCTGCTTTCGTTTCCTTCGAGACTTCCGCCGCGTCGCCTTTGCCTTCGAGCAGGAACGCCGCCAGCTTGTCGGCGATGCTTGCGCGGCGCATGCCTTCACTGAAAAGCCCGTCACGCTTTCCGGAGCGGCGCGCAGTGTTGCCCGCTTCCGCGAATTTGCCCCCGGCCGTTTCGAGCATGCGCGCGGCAAGCTTGACCAGGCCATAAGGCGAGCGCACGTCGTCCGCCTTGATGCCGGGAATGTGCCACGCGTTGTCCCAGGTGTAACGCGTCAACGCGTTGCGCGCGTGGCCCTGGTGCCGCGACGTGCTCACACTGTAGGAATCGGAATTCCAAAGCAGCACGGCGCCCGCGCCCGTCTCCAGCCAGTGCGCGACGACGAAATGCGAGCCGTAGGAAAACAGGCTCGGCCCGTTGAAATAAAAATTCTGCGACGACGTGCGCGCCGTATCTTGCGAACGATTGGCGAACAAGTGCGCGACCATATCCGGGGAGTGAACAATTTTCATTTTAGCGAGCCTCGTTAGTGGCGGAAAGGAAGAGCGCGATAGCGATCAGGCAGAACAGGACGCAACACAAAACAGCCGCGCGACGTTCCGCGCGACGCGTTGCGATGTCGCGCGCGGCGTACGCGTTCGCGACATCCGTCCGGCGGACGATGGACGCCGCCAGGTTATCAGCGGCGCGAGCGTGCGCGGCTTTGCGGGAAAAATAATTCATGCGGCGTTCTCCAGGTTGAAAGACGCGCGGCCCGTGTATCCGTTCCGCTCCGCGTGCACGTCGCAACGGATAGCGCGCTCGCGCAGCATGCGCGCGTGCTCCAGGTGCGGCGCCAGGAAGACAACGCGAGACGGAGCCGCGAATGCCGCGCGGTTCAAGCGCTCGCGCCAGGACTGCGCGCGGCCGTTCACCAGGGCGCGCGGAATGTCGCGGCGTGCGATCACCAGGCGCGACGCGTGCACGGGCGCCAGGGCCAGGAAGGAAGCCCGGAAGGCGCGCACGTCAGGCCACCGACACGACGACGTGACGCGGCAACGGCGCGTCATGCGCGAAGCCCAACAGCTCGCGCACGTAAGCCCGCGCGGCGCGCTTGTCTTCAGCGAAGACGACGACGGGAAGGCAGGCATTCGAGACAAAGAGATAACGGCGCATGATGAAACCCTTTCAACTAGCCCGGCGGAATTGCCGGCAATGCGCGCACCAGGTGCGGGGCGCGCATTACCTGTTATTCAGGCGGTAGCGCCGCGCACCAGCAAAGCGGGCGCGATGGCGAACGGGTCAAAGCTTTCCATTGCGGCATTGAATCCGTCCGCGTCGCCGTCGTTATAGTTCCAATCTGAAATGAGCGTATCGCCTTCGCCGATCATCACTAGCACGCCATGCTCTGCGCCGCGCTTGCCTTTGCGAAACCTAACGCTAACTTCGTCCAGGTTAAACGCGAGTTCTAGAACTTCCTTCGCGCTCGAAACGCGCGGCATTTCGTCGCCGTCATTGATTCGGAACGGCAGGAAACCGCGCGCGGCCAGGTGCGCGCAAAGGTTCCACAGAATCGCGCGCTCAAGGTAGCCGTTCGGCGAAACCTTGCACCCGAAACGCGCGAGCATCATCGCGTCATGGTCCAGGGCAGGCGCGGCGGTAATCTCTACAGTGCACATAGTTAAATCTCCTTGTCAGTGAAACGGGCGGACAGCTCGAACGCAAACGCGACACTCTGCGCAATCTGTTTGCGGATGGTGTTGCACGGCTGGCGATCAACGGCGCGCACGTCGTCGCGCCAGGCGCCGCGATCAGCGCCACGCGCGCGGCGCGCAGCTTGATCTATCAAATAGTCCGCTTCCGCGCGGACGGCCGCAATCGCGGCGCGTTTTGTCGTGATGAATTCGGAAAGCACTAGCGCGCCCCCTTCGGAACGTTAACAACGGCCATCATTTGCGGCGCGCCGTCTTTTTCCCAGGCATCACGCGGCGCGGTTTCGATCACCAGGCCGGCCGCGATCAGCTCCAGGACAAGGGGATTTTTCACGTGCACCGGATGCCCGTTGTTCTCTTCGATCTTCGCGCGAATCATCGCGCACAATTCAACGGCCGCCAGGCTCACGCGCGGCGCGCAGCATTCGCACGCGATCAGCGACGCATGCGCGGCCAGCTCGCGAACTTCCGCCAGGGTGTAGGCGTTCAAGCCGTGCACGTAGTCATGCGCGAACATGGAACCGCGCGGCGCGCGAATTTCATACTTCGGGCCGCCGTCTCCCATCGCGGTATTTTCCACGTCGCAGCGCACGCCGCCGACAGTAACGAAACCGTGCAGCGGATACGTGCCGGAATGCGCGGCGCGCTCGGCGGCCGTGGCGCGAATCACGGCGGCCATTAGAGCGCACCCGCCAGGAAGACCAGGGCGCACGCGGCGCCAAGGAAGCGCGAAGCCAGGCGCGACACGTTGCCAAACGTCGGGACGCGGGAAGCGGAACCGCGAGCGGCGCGGACGGCGCGCGGCGTGGCGGCAAGGTAGGCGTGGGCGTTGAATTCAGAACGGCGCATGACGGAACCCTCTTAGGAATGGCGGGGCCGGCTGGCCCTGCGCGAGCAGTATAAAACGCTTTTTTCGGCGCGTGCAAGTCTTTTTTTACTCCGCGCAAAAATAAATCCCAGGCGACCAGGTGCGGCCGTCTCCAGGTGAGCGCGCGACCAGGTGCGGCCGTCTCCAGGCAAGCGCGCGACCAGGTGCACGCGTTCACCAGGAAGCGCACCAGGCGACCAGGTGCGGCCGTCTCCAGGCAAGCGCGACCAGGTGCACGCGTTCACCAGGCGACGCGCACCAGGTGCACGCGCCGCGCCGTATGGTGCGGCGTATTGACGCCACGCGCGAGACGGTGAACGTGGAACGTCGGCCGTTCAGAATGCGTTTCACGGCGGCGCCGCGCTTGGTCGCTTTTTCTACCGATTTTCCGCCGCGCGCCGCGCCGCTTTTCTGCGCCTCTCTCCAGGTCTATTACGCTTCGCCAACCTAGCCCGTTCCAAAAATTCCCCACGCATCGCCGCCCTGGCCCGCTCCAAAAATCGCGTTCGCATCGCCGACCTAGCCCGCTCCAAAAATCCACGGCGACCACAAGCCCGCGCTGCTCCCGAGCCTGCAAACCAAGGGTGTTTGACAAGGCCCCAGGTGCGCGGAGTAGTATTGTTCCTGTCCGAACACTTACCCCGAACCAAAGGAGCATCACGTGGCCGCAAGCCCGCAGAAGAAAAACAGCAAGACCACGACGGCGAACAACCCTGGCCTCGACATCCGTCCGCGTCGCAACGTCAAGCCGACCACGCGCGTCGAGAAGCAGATCGCCAGCAAGATTCCATTCCCGTTCGTGCCGGGCTCGCGCAACCATCGGCTGAGCCAGGTCGCGGTGAACGAATCGTTGAGCAGCGCGCTCCGCATCGCCAACGACGACCGCACGATCAACGTCGCGACCGACTCGCAGCGTTGGTACAAGGAACAGAACTCGGTGTGGTCCGGCGTCATCGCCAAGGTGCGCCGCGTCACCGAGCACAAGAAGAAGAAGTTCAAGATGGAGCGCGGCTCCTTCACCACGGCCGGCGGCGACGCCATCATCTTCTTCGTCTGCATCACCCGCACGGAGTAACTCACGCCATGTCGAACCGCCACACCAACCGAGAAATCGAAGAGGCGAAAATGTTGGCTCGCAGGCTTGAGGCTGCGCGGGGGATGCGTACCACCCCAGGTGTCCGTCTTCGCGTGAGTGCGAAAATGTTGGCCGCAGCGATTTGGATGCTCGTGCGCAACGGCGTTCGTCGGCGCTGGCGCTCGATGCTGACCATGCTCGGCTCGGCGGTGTGCCCGCACTGCTACGGCGGCAAGCGGGATTCCACGGGCTGCTTCTGCTCGCTGTGCCACGGTACGGGTCGCATCGGCCAAGCGCAGCAGGAAGCCGTGCGCTACGGCAAGGCGCTGGCCCAGGCGCGCATCGAACGCCGCGTGAGCCAGGCGTTCGCTTGCCAGTTCTACGAGGAAGGCCGCGTGACGTTCGAGCGGCGACCGTGGGCAGACTACGAGAACGGCTACGTGCTCGTGCGCGATTGGCCGCAGGCCGCGCGCGACGCCGCCGAGAAGTACATGCGCGATTCCGCGCGCCGCGTCTAAACCAGGAGCATCAAAATGTTTGAGCTAAACCTTTTCGAGATCGTCGGCATGGCGGCCGTTTTTATGGGCGCAACCTACATGCTCGTGTTGCTGTGGTTCGGCGTCCAGGACGCACGCATTCGGTTCGGCGTCTGGAGCAGGACGCGCAAGCAGAAGCTCGCCGCCCGCGAAGCCGCTGCGCGCATCACGCCTGTCATCAACGTCACAGTGCAGGGCCTGGACGAACTGGCTGAAGCGATGAAGGCGTCGAGCGCCGCCGGGCGAGCAATGCTCGAAGCGGGTTTCGCTAAGTGGCCGGTCAAGTGCCGCGCGAACTTCGCGTCGATGCCGAACTTCGCGAAGTGTCCTAGGCGCTACGCGACCGGCGGCCTGCTGCGGGCCAACGAAGTAGCCGCTGAGCTGTCGCGAGGCTACGAAGTCCGCGCGAAGCCGGAAGACGCTGCCGTGCATCCGCGTTTTCGGGTCGAGCTGGCGAGGTTCGACCCTAAGTGGTTCGTCCAACCCAAGAGCGGCCCGTGGCTTTCTCACATGAGCCTTGCAGTGAAAGCTCTCCGACGCATGCGCCGCAAAGCGCTCGGTGCGGCGGAAGAGTTGAAGCTGGTCAACGCCAAGCTAAGCGACGCGCTCGCCGAGAACCAGAAGCAGCGTGCGGAGATCGCGACGCTCAAGGTGCAGAACAGCGCGCTCGCTCGCAACGAGCCAGCCGCTCTCCCGCCGCGCCTGCCGGCGCTGTTCTCCGAATGGCAGTGCAACAGGGCGCCGGAGATCGGCGAGCCGCCGACCGCGATGGACTACCTGCTCGGCCGCATCTGGATAGTGGAGGCTCTGAAAAAGACCGGCAGCGAGTACGTGGTGTCGCTTGTCGGCAAGGGCTCCGAAGTCGACAACCTCGTGTTGCACTTCCCCCTCGAAACTTTCCGCGAATACTTTTCACGCCCCGACATCAAGCACAAGGATTCCTGACATGGACAACCTCTTCAAAGTCGGCTGCACCATCCTCGGCGTGTGCGTCTGCCTGCTCGCCATCTTCTGCGTCGTCGCTGTCGCCCGGTTGGTGTTCCTGTGAGCGGCTCGTCGATCTGCCATCACTGCGGCAAGAAGCTCGTGCGCAAGAAGTTCGAGGGCGCGACGCCGGCTACGCAGTACATCTTCACCTTGCGCCAGCCGCCGAACTACGCGTCGCCGGTGCGCCTGCACCTGGACTGCGACAAGCCGTTCATGGCTGAGCACAAGCACCTGACTGCCGCCGTCACCGTAGGGCCGAAGTCTTGAACGCCGAAGCGTGGGCCTCGTGGATTGCGCCGGGCGTAGTTGTCGCGCTTATCTTCTTGCTCGCGTACCTCGCGCACCGCAACACGCCTGAGCCGTGCTGCCAGGACGAAGCGAGGGATGGCGCCTGGGCGCCGAAGTGCCGCGAGGATTGCGCCATCCGCAAGGCGATGACCTCGGCTCCGACACTGCGAGCGCGGGCGTCTGAAGTCGAAACCTTGGCGCGCGAGCTGTTGGCGAAGGAGTACAGGTTCAAGTTCGGCGCCGAGAGGGCAGACCGAATGATGAGCGGTCCGTGGGACCAGACGGAAGACGCCGCGCTGCGAGCTATCGCCGAAGCGTTGATTCGCAGCTCGGCGCCCGCGCTGCCGAAGAATGAAGACCGCGCTGCGCCGATCTACTTCCAGATATGGGAAGAGACTGGCGGCGGCACTTTCTTTTTCAAAGGTTACGTCACGGAGCGAGCCGTGCGGAAGCTGCGCTCAGGCGACGTAAGCCGCCACGTGCTCGGCTCCCCGAAGGTCGGCGCAGAAGACCACCTGGTTTCGCTCGCGAGAATTTTTCGCAACTACAGGGAGCAGAACACATGAAAGCGTTTCGCGAGTGGCTCAATCACGAATCCCGGCACGGCGCGGTGATCGTCGTGTTGGGCCTGGCGTTGGGCTTCTTCATCATCCGCGTGTCGTCGTGAACTCTCCTAGGCTGACCGAAGAGCAAGTGTCCGAGATAGTCGACACCGTAACCGGCTATGCGAACGGCTACACGTCCGCAATGGCGCAGTTTGATATAGAGGCCGAAGACCTCGACGAACTTCTAGCCAACGCGAATATCGAAAAGTGCGACGGCTGCGATTGGTACTTCGAGTCCGGAGAACTGATAGACGATAACGAGGAAGTAGTCGGCTGCAAGGACTGCCGCCCCGCCGAAGAGGAAGACGAATGAAGTTCCATCGCGTTCAACCCTACCGCGACGTGTTCATTGCCGAGCTGCGCGCCCAGGACGTGCGCAGCGACGGCAAGGCGCTCGTCTACCTACCCGGCGGCGTCGGTGTGTTCACGGCGTTCTACGTGGTCGACGACATGGGCGACTCCATGCACCCGATACAGGCGTTCTTCAAGTCGCCCGTGTGGGCCTGCGCCGCCGCCGACATCCTGATCGACAACCCGAAAATGTTCGAGGCCAAGGTTTCAAGCCTTCTGCGCCACGAAGAAAAATCCCTGAAGGAGTGGTGAGATGGGCCTTCTCAAGCAGTACGTCGACGCGATGAAAGCCGGCAACCTGGACCGCTGCATCAAGATCGAGCAAGACAACCATCTTTTCGGATACCCGCCGGAGATGGTTTCCGTCGCACTCAAAGCCATCGACGACGACCGAGACCCGAACAAGGCTCTGTTCGATTACCAGTACAGCCTCGGAGTTCCGAAGTAATGAAAGCCTACGCCGGCATCGGTTCGCGCAACACGCCGAACAGCGTGTGCCTCCGCATCGTGAAGTACGCGCGGCGGCTCTATCGCGCCAACTACCTTCTGCGCAGCGGCGGCGCGGGCGGCGCCGACTTCGCGTTCGAGAGCGGGCACGACATGGAAGCCCAGGTCTCGGGGCGCGGTAAGTGCAAGAAGGAAATCTACCTGCCGTGCGAAGGCTACGGCGGGCACCAGTCTTCGCGCTGGCCGCCGAGTGCGCGCGCCTGGGAGATCGCAGCCGCGACGCACCCGCGTTGGAAAAAGCTCGTCAACGACCATCGTCTGCTGCACGCTCGCAACTCGCACCAGGTTCTCGGACAAGACTGCCAGTCGCCGGTTGACTTCATCGTCTGCTGGACCGACCCGTTCCACAGCGGCGGCACCGATCAAGCGCTGCGCATCGCCGAGGAATACATGATTACCGTCTACAACCTCAACAGCAATGACGACGCTACGCTGCTGGAGCTTCGTCTGATCGGCCTCGGTGTCTAACTCATGCCCATCGTCACAGGACTAAATTGCATGCAAGCCCCTCCCGCAAAAACCCGCAAGTACAGCCATGTCGCCGAACATCGCGGCTACAGCATCGCCACCTACCAGCAGGCCACGCCGGTCTTCATCGTCGGCAGCGTGCCGGTCTTCGCGGTCTACTATGTGCTCGACGAAATGGGCGAGCCGCTGCTGCCCATCGACTTGCCGGTGTGGTCGCCGCATATCGCCTACGCGCTGATCGACAGCTTCCTCGAACTCAACCCGAGCGAGAAGAACAAGTGGCGCGGCGCTAAGGGCGCGCCTTGGCTCATCCTGCACCAGCTCTACCGCATGCAGGCGATGATGCCTGGCGTCGCGGCGTCGCTGCTGAAGGTCTACCGCGAGTGCCAGGAAGACGGCCTCGATCTCTTCTACGACAGCGCGGCGGAGTTCGCGGAACACGTGCAGGAAACGCTCGCGCCCGTGATCGCCGCGCTCGACGGCGCCGGCCCGGTGCCCGAGCACATGCAAACCACCTACGGAGACGGCCTGTGATTTTGTTCACCCAAGATAAGACGGGCACGACTTGCCCGAAATGCGGTTCGTCGCACGACGTTCGATACGTCGAGATACCGCCATCGGAGCGCATCTACCGGCTCAACGGTGAAACGCTGACAGAGCATTTCGCGGAGACGCGCGACTACGTGTGCGAAGACTGCGGCCAGAAGTGGAACATGGAGATCGAGGAATGAACCGCAAGAAGTTCGACGACGACAGCTACACCGTGAAAGCCGTCTCGCGCGTCAAGCTCTACAAGATCGACGGCGAGGAAATGACGTTCGAGCAGATCAAGGCGCACTGCCCGCACGTGACCGAAAAGATGGTCCGGGACCGGCTGTTCCAGGGCGAGACCCGGATGGCCCGGCTGAGCCGCCCGCCCGACTCGCGGAAAAATGTTGACAAGCCGAAATCCTGGCGTTAATCTCGCCTCGCAGTAACATTCCTACTTCTCAAGGAACCGCCATGCAGACCATCCCCGCCACGTCCCGCCGCTTCTACGACACCCTCAACAAGCTCATGCTCTGGAAGCTGTTCGTCGCGTTCTTCAGCGCCTGGGCCAAGATCATGCCGCCGTCGCGGCTGATCGACCTGGACGGCATCGACGGCGGCCCGCCGCGCCCGTACCTCCAGCGCTGGCATCTCATCCCGCGCAACCGCTGGTTCAACGCCTACCTGCACATCTTCGTGCACGGCGACGACGACCGCGCGCTGCACACGCACGCCTGGAACTCCTGGTCGCTCATGCTGATCGGCCGCTACTACGAAGTCACCGAGCAGGAGCACAACAGCGAGACCGAGGACAACTACACGCTGTACCGGAAGATGCACCCGACCGATGGTCGCGAGCTGATCTCGCAGACGCGCGACGAGGTCTTGGGCGGCACCAGACTGCGCTACGAGCAGCGCTTCACGGAAGGCGACTGGCGCAAGCTGCCGATGCCGCATCCGCACTACCTCAAGCTCGATGGGCCGAACAACGACCAGCCGTGCATGACGCTCTTCTTCACCGGACCGCGTCGCTCGCGCTGGGGTTTCCGCTGCCCCGAGGGCTTCCGCGACTTCGAGGAATACCTCGCCCCGCATCCGACCAAGCCCAACGCCACGGTTGGCTGCGATTAACCCAAGGAGTACACCGCATGACCAGTCTCTTCTCCCGCGCCGCTTCCGCGATGGGCTTTTTTGCACCGCCGAGAGAAAAGCCGAAGTACGAACTCGACGAGCAGCGTCTCGGCCGCGCGAGCAGCCGCAAGTTCGCCAAGCCCGGCACGCTCTCCAGGTGGCTCTACATCCGCAGGGCGCCGCGTCCGGTGCGCCAGCACATCGAGGTCTGCGCGGCGCCCTTCCTGCGCGCTACGCCGCGCTTCGAGGACGGCACGCACGGCCGCTGGGAACACGGAAAGATCGTCCCGCGCTTGAGCAAGTAACCCCCGCCACGGCGGACCCGCCTTCGCAATCCCGCGATGGCTAGCAACAGGAGCAACACAATGGCCGCAGCACGAAAGAAAGCAACGAAGAAGCCCGCCAAGAAAACGGCACGCAAGACTGCCAGCACGCGCCCGGCGAACGTCGCCAGCGAGAAGCCGGCGAAGCAGAAGGCGCCGAAGGTCGAAGGTAAGCGCTACGCGTACCTGATCGAGACGCCGGAAGTCGTCGAAGGCAAGCCGACCGGCAAGATGATCGCCAACCTGGCTGGCCCGTTCGGCAGCGAAGGCGCCGCCATCGAAGACGCGAGCATCATGGCCGAAGCCGGCACGATCATCACGATCTTCCGCTCGGCGAAGAGCGGCAGCGTGCAGAAGAGCACGAAGTTCGTCGCCAGGAAGTAATCGGCGCAGGCAGCACAACCTACAGCGGCCTTGTCATTCTGTGACCGGGCCGCTTTTTATTTCCGAAGGAGTCTCCATGCAAAATTCCGCCAGCTTCCCTATCGACATGAGCCAGCCCGTCCCGCTCACGCATGCGGAGAAGATGTCGCAAGTTGACCGCCGCTACTACGCGGGCCTGGCTGCGCGCGACCGCGTCACCGAGAACCGCAAGAACCGCACGATCAAGGGCAACGTGGTCGCCAATGAAGAGATCGGCACCGTCGCCAAGAAGCTCGCGAAGATCATGGGCGGCAAGTCCGCGCAGCGCACGATCAAGCACGAGCGCCGCCTGGGCCGCGAGACGCCCGACGCGCTGAAGGTCTTCGTCGTCTTCAAGAACCCCGTGACCGGCGAGTTGATTCGCGAAGTCGAAGCCGTGCGTGGCCGTGACTTCGTGCTGCTGCGTCCGGCGAAAGGCGAACCGTCGTTGGTCCTGGACGACGGCATCAAAGAGTTCCGCGTCGAGCACAGCGCGGACTTCGCGGAGACTTTGCTGCCGTGATGCTCCCGGACGCGGTCTTCCTGTGTCGCAACGGAACGGAGGTCGCCATCGTGCGGCTGAAGTTGTTGCAGGCAGGCAGGTTCAACGTCCTTGTCGAATACCAACCGGAAGACGGCACCGTCTACGCAGAGCCGCCCCTCGGCACCGTCGACTACCGAGGCTACGTGTGGGGCGCCGACGAACCGGACCCGCGCGACCTCATCGAGTTCATCGAGTTCCTAAACCTCACGGAGCACCCACTGCAATGAACACCTTGTCCCTCAAGAAGCGAAACAACGTCACCGGCCTCGCGCTGCGCCAGGCCGCTACCAACTACGTGCTGTTCACCGAGTCGACCGCGACCTACCCCGGCGTCGGCGAGCAGGGCGGCCTGGTCTATTGCGCGCTCGGCCTCGGCAACGAGACCGGCGAACTGGCCGAAGTGTTCGAGATTCCGAGCGAGCAGCGGCAGGCGCAGTACGAGCGCGGCTGGAAAGAACTCGGCGACTGCCAGTGGTACGCGGCGCGTTTGTGCGCGGAGCTGCCTGACATCATGTCTTTCCCGATGTTGGTCTCCACGGCGGAAGAAATCTATCTCGGCCTCGGCCCCGATGAGCGCAACATCATGTCGGGCCTGGACCTGACGATGAAGCTCTCGAAGCACGCGGGCCTGGTGCAAGGCGTCGTCAAGAAGATGCTGCGCGACGGCGCCATGTGGTCGCCCGCAAAAGCCGCCGAGAAGATGGAAGAACTGGAAACCAGCCTGAGCCAGTTCATCGCCGTCAGCTACCACTTTGCTGAGCGCACCGCGCCCGTGGTCGGCATCAACGGCGGCTACGTGTCGCTGCTGCGCTCGAACGTCGACAAGCTCCAGGGCCGCGTCGAGCGCGGCACGCTGCACGGAGACGGCGATGTCCGGTGACGCCAAGCCTCTTCCGCGCATCACCGAGGCTGAGCTGCGCGCGGTCTTTCTGCTCGCCGGCATCGAAATTCTGCATGTCGACGAGATCGTCAACGGCTATTGGCCGCCCGTCTACGTGTCTGTGCCGCCGTGGTTCCTGGTTACGACGAAGTACGGCGTACTGAAGGTCGGTTGGCGGAAGCGGGTTCTCAGCATCGAATGGACGCGCACGAAAGTTCGAGGCCGCATCACCGCCGACCACGTTACCTGCGAAGAGGACTACACGCACGCGTGGACATTCGCTAAAGCTGTTGAGTACATGACGAACTGGCGCCAACTGGCGGAAGCGCTCGAAGCGAAGGAGAACGCATGAGCTACAACCACGTCACCTTCCTGCTGTGCCTCCCGCGCAGCCGTAGCGCCTGGCTCGCGCAGTTCATGCGTCCGTACTGCGCGGCGTCCTGGCACAACCCGTTGCAGCAGTGCGCGAGCATCGAAGAGTTGGGCCGCAAGATCGACGACATCTCCACGCCCGGCAACATTTTCATCGCCGACGTGGCCGCGTTGTTCTTCTTCGACAAGCTGGTTGTCCGCTTCCCCGGCGCGAAGTACATCATCGTCCACCGACCTGCGCATGAGGTCGAGCACTCGATGAAGCGGCTCAACGTCAACCCGCCGCTCAATGTGCGCAGCGCGGAAAAGCAGCTGGTCGAGCTGGCGAACAGCCTACGCATGCGCAGCGACGTGATGACCGGCACGTTTTTCGAGCTGAACTCTGCCGAGATCGTTCGCGCCATCTGCCGCTTCGTCACCGGCATCGTGCCGCCGTTCGAGTATTACCGCCGCATGGCGCGAACCAACGTCCAGGTGCCAGTCGCCGAGCAGATCCTCCGCACCGACCTGGTTAAGCAACGCCTGTTGTTCGGCAGCGCGAAGATCGTTCACTAGGAGCACTGTGATGAGAGACGTAGCTTTGTTCCTGTGCGACCTTACGGGCCATATGGGGCGACCTTGGCTCGAAGCAGGCTATCGCATCGTCTTGGTTGACCCGCAGCACCCGCGCGGGCTAAGTCGAGACGGCCGCATTACGCGCGTAGGTGCAACTATTGACCAGTGTTTCGCGCAGATAGGAAACGTTTTGCGCGCAGACCGATTGGTGTTTGTTGCTGGTTTTCCGCCGTGTACCGATGTATCGCTCAGCGGGACGCGCTGGTGGTCGCGCAAACGTAAAGCAGACCCTTACTTTCAGGCACGCGCCGCCATAGTCGCGGAACAATGTAGGACGATAGGCGCGTTGTCAGGAGCGCCGTGGATGTTTGAAAACCCGAAAAGTGCTTTTAGCCGCATTTTCGGAAAAGCACAACACAAGTTCCAGCCTTACGACTACACCGGCTACGTGTCTGAAGATAACTACAAAAAAGAAACGTGGCTTTGGACGGGGGGGGGATTCGTGATGCCGCCGCCTTTCCGCTTGAAGAATATTGGGCCCCCGGACGACCGCATTCACAAAGCGCCCCCCGGCGACGAACGCGCAAATTTTAGAAGCGCGACCCCTATGGGGTTCGCCTACGCGGTACACAAAGTAAATTCACCAGGAGCACCGAGATGAGCCAAGATAGAGACCAGTGGAAAGCCCGCTACGTCGCACGCATGGTTGCTTGCGGCGTCGACGCGGAAGGCGCCAGCGCATGTTTCGAGGCAGGCGCGGACGACCATGACTACGACAGCAGCCCCGAAGAAGCTGCCGACGACGAAATGTCCTATTGGGAAAACGACGGGGGCGAAGACTCAAATGCGAACTGACCGACGCGAACAACTGGCGTGGCTCGCAGGGCTGATTGACGGCGAAGGCTGCATAAGCCTCACCCGGAGAAACCCGCAGCCGCACAACGCGTCGATCAGCTACAACTACCGCCTGATATTGAAAGTGAGCATGTGCCATTTGCCGACAGTGCTCCGGTGCCGCGAGCTGACTGGCGTCGGGACGCTGCACTCGCAGCAGAAGCAGCACGCGCACTACTCTTCGGCGTACGTTTGGTTCTGCAATGCAGGCGACGCAGAGACCGTGCTAGAAGCACTGCTCCCGTGGTTTGTAACGAAACGAGAAGAGGCGTTGACCGCGCTGGACTTCCTGCGTTTGCCTCTAGCTAAACGAGGCGGCAACGGAGGGGGCGACACGGTTAGCGAAGAGCTAGAACAACGGCGCAGCGAGTATTGGGAAAAGCTGCGCAATCTCAAATCCAGCAACAGGTCCGCCGACAGGAAAAAGCCATGAAGCAGCGCTATCGCGAAATCAGTTTCCGCAAGTCTACGCTCAAGTTGATCGAACAGATGAACTCGATAATCGAAGAGTACATAGCGCAGGGCTATGTGTTGACGGTTCGCCAGCTTTTCTATCAGCTAGTCGCTCGCGCGATCATCGAGAACACCGAGAAGTCCTACAAGAACGTCGCCGGCATCGTCAACGACGCGCGCATCGCGGGCCTGATTGATTGGGACGCCATCGAGGACCGCACGCGTTCGTTCGTCGGCCGCAACCGCTGGACCGAACCCAAGGACATCCTGCGCGGCGCGGCTGAGCAGTACCACACCGACCCGCGGGCGACGCAGGAAGAGCGCGTGTTCTTGATCGTCGAGAAAGAAGCGCTCTCCGGTGTGTTCCAGCGGTTGTGCCGCACGTACGACATCCCGCTCCTGGCCGCACGCGGCTACCCGAGCGCGTCCGTCGTGCGCGAGTTCGCCGAGACCACGCTCAACGGCAACAGCTACTCGAAGAGCGTCAAGGAGATCACGCTGCTGCACTTCGGCGACCACGACCCGAGCGGCATCGACATGACGCGCGACCTGGAAGAGCGGTTCGACCTCTTCAGCGGCTACGCGCGGTTCAAGCTCAAGCGCTTGGCGCTGAACTTCAACCAGATCGAAGAACTGAGCCCGCCGCCCAATCCTGCGAAGACGACCGACTCGCGGTTCGTCAGCTACCGCCGGAAGTTCGGCGAGTCGAGCTGGGAGCTGGACGCGCTGCCGCCGGACATCTTGAACGCCGTCGCGCTCAAGGAGATCGAGAAGTGCATCGACACGAAAGCGTGGGACAAGTGGGCCGCCGAGCTGAAGAAGACCCGCGCAAAAATGGTCAAGTTTGTGGAGACGTTCAAGTGAACGCCGAGGTCGAACTGCCGGACTGCCTGGAAGCCTATTGCGTAGCAGTGACGCTTGTAGGCTCCCGCGTTACGTGCAGCCCGCCGCCGACCGACACGGACCAGGACGTGCTGTGCTACGTCAGTGAAGAAGCCTGGCCTGACTTGCTGTTCGACCTAGAGCTTCTCGGCTGGGAGTTTGACGGCTGCGAACACTACGCCAACGCGCTCAACGAAGGCGTCGGCTTCCGCTCTTACCGCAACGGCGAACTAAACCTAGTGCTGACCACGGACAAAGAATTTCACCGTCGCTTCTTGGCTGCTACCAGCATAGCGAAACGCTTCAACTTGCTAGAGAAGGATGACCGCATCGCGTTGTTCCAAGCAGTATTGTACGGAAATGCCTGCGGCCCGACTTGGGATGAACTACTTTCAGGAGACGCCTCGTGAACGAAATATTCGTGTTCGGCTCCAATCAAGGTGGCCGCCACGGTAAAGGTAGCGCGCGAACTGCGAAGGAGAAGCACGACGCGGCGCAGGGTGTTGGCGAAGGTCGTACGGGTCGCGCCTACGCCATCCCGACGAAGGACTACCAGATGCGCGTCCGCAGCCTGCGCGCAATCAAGGGCAGCATCAATCTGTTCGTCGCGTACGCGCGGCGCCATCCCGAGCTGAAGTTCAACGTGGTCGACATCGGATGCGGGCTCGGCGGCTACCGGCCCGACAGCATCGCGGCGCTGTTCCCGCCGAGCGTGCCTGCCAACGTGCACTTCCTGGGCGACCTGGGGCGCCTGGTGCCCGTCGACTACACGGGGGCGCCGTGATCTACATTCTGGCTCGCTCGATCTTCGAGGCGCGCACCTGGGCGGAAGACGGCCTACTCCTGGACCCCGACGACTGGAGCTACATCGACCCGCGCGACCCGGAGATCGAATGGCAGTTGATCGGCCAGGAGTGGGCCGGCGTCGAGGTGCACATGCTGGAGTGCTACGACCTCAACGCCGACCGCTTCCTGGCCGCCGTAGCCGCCGCAGGCGCCCGTATCGCCGACCGGAAGCGGTGGCAGGCCAGGATGACGGCTGCGGGGCTTGACGGCCCCGTGTGGTTCGATTAACGTCGAGTCTCAAACCTGACACCGCCGACCAAGCGTCCGGTGAACATCGACAGACCCAAGAATCCCCCCGGCCGAAACGCCGGGGGGATTCTTTTGCGGGGTCACGGCAAGGTTGGTCTAGGCCAAGTTGGTCTTGACGGCAAAAAGAAACCCCGGAGTGTGAGTCCGGGGTTCCTAGTGCGAGATCGAGACCCGCCACGTTTCTCGATTCCGCCTCCGCCGTTCCGAGGTAGGAGTTGCCAGGCGTAGTGCGAATACGACCAGCGGCCCTAACCCTATCGCGGTATCTCGGCGCCGTCAACTACTGCCGGATGAGGCCCTTCGCTTCCGCGTCGTCCAGGCACGCATGCTCTTCGCCGCGCACGCCGCGCAGCTTGTCGACCACGAGCGCTGCGGCCTCCGCCCACTGCACGATCTCCACGCTGGCACGGCACGCTTCGTTCTTGTCCAGCGAGCCCGGCAGCGGCGGCACGCACTGCACCCACTGGTTCGAGCGCGGCAGCAGCGGCAACTTGAAGTCCTGCGGCTGCTTGCAGCGCACCTCGCTAGTCGTTGGCTCGATTGACGGCTTCGTCGAGTTTCCGCTGCACGCGCTCATCGAGAGGATGAGCACAAGAATCGAACACAACAGGAGCGGTTGCCGGGCGGTCGAGATAAACATATTCGATTTCCTTTTTGGTTTTTGCAGACGCATCGTCCGCTTGGTTTATGACATCGACGGTTGCCGCTGTCGCGTCCTTAGCAACTTCCGAAGCGGTCGCGTTGCGTGCTTCGTTCTCTTCAGCCTGCTTGACGTTGGCCGCCGCCACCGCCTTCGCGTGCTCGTCCCGGCAACGCTGGTAGCCGACGCCGTCGTAGTGACTGGAAAAAGCCCACCAGCACAGCAGCACGATCAAAGCCGCAACGAGCAACTGGCCGAGCTTGGTGCCGAACAAAAAATTCAAAAATGCCATCTCGTTCTCCTACGGTGTTTCGGCCACGAGAGCTTCCGCCTCGCGTCGCGCGGACAGCCCGCGCTCGTTCACTGTGCCCCGCCAAAGTCGTTTCATCGCGCGTAGGTGCTTCGCGACGCACGGCCCCGGCGAGTCGATCTCCATGCACTCGACCTTGATCGCTTTCATTTCGCGACGCGAGTCGCCGACCATCGAGGCGCCGCGATTGTAGACCAACGACACCAACGCGGCGCGGACGTTCGGCTTGAGCAGCAGATAGCCGGGGCCGAAAGCTCGCGCGGCGACGCGGTCGTAGTACAGCAGCGTGCGCTTCTCGAAGACGACCAGGCAATCCGAGTACGGCGTGGTCACGTCCTTCAGGCCCGGCACCAGGCGGCCAGCCTTCTCGCCCCGGATGCCGGCGGTCGCGGCCAGGCGGTCGACGTGCGGGTGGCTGGCCCAATCGTCGACGATCACTGCCCGGACCTGGTGCCCGCCGTCGTAACCGACGCACCAGGTCACGCCGCTCGCGCCCTTGGGCCAAATGGGGGCCTTCAGGCGCCGCTCGTAGTATTCCGGGCTGCTGATCTCCCAGCGGACGATCAGAGCCGCCGCAATGGGCGCCCACGGCCCTATCTCGACCTCGGGAGCCACCTCTACCGCGATCACGGCAGATACGGCCTCCTGCGCAGCCGCAAGAGGCTCGGCCAGGACCGCCGCCGCCTGCTCGACGGCTTGGGGCAGCGGTTGGGCGGCCACGGCCGCTTCGACGGCGATCTCGGGCGCCATCGCAGGTAGGTCCGCCGGGGCTCCCTGGGCCGCCTGGTCGACGCGCGGAACGGCCGCCGGCTTGGAGCAGCCGGCGACCAGGGCCAGGGCAAGAAGCAACCAGGCCCGGCGGTTCATCGCGTCATCCAGAAGGTCACGAAGGCCAGTACGAACGCCCACTCGATGCGGTCGAACGCGCGAAGCCAGTACGCCGGACGGTCGCCGGCCTTCGCCGCCATGAACAGGTCCAGCTCCGTGCGCGAGTGGATGTCGAACAGCGCCCGTTTCTTGAACCACCAGGAGACGGCGATGATGATGAGCGCTCGCACGAGGTTGAGCATGTAGCCGAAGGCGTCGCCGAAGCCTTCGACACCGATGCGCGAGTCGAGGGACTTGAGCACGACGTACACCACGAACATCAAGCTCACGACGAGCGGGAGCTGGAGCAGCCACACCTGGTTGCTGCGCCAGAACTCCCACAGCCGCACACGCGGCGCCAGGTCGGTTTGCGGATTTGCTTTCTCAGTCATTGCGATCAGTCCTTTGGTTTCCGGAGTTTTCCGGCGGGATGCGCCCGCCGCGCGCCAGGTACAACTTGATCTCTTGAAGTGCTTCGCCGTGCTGCCGCGATTCGATTTGCAGGCGGTCGGTTTTGAAATCGTTCTCGTTGAAGCGATAGTTCAGGTGATAAAGAAATCCAGTGCCGATCAACATCACCAGGGCGCCGACGCCAGCACCCCAGCCCGTCCAGCGAATCAGCTTCTCTCGGATGCGCCGCACTTCCACTTCGCGAATGTCCTTGATCTCGCCGCGGATGTCGCGCGACGTGTTCTCGTTGTCGGCTTCATGCTCCCGCCAACGCGAGTCTCGGTCTGCCGAATATATCTCCCACTTGCGGTCCTGCACGGTCGCGTGGTCCGAGAAAAGTTTTTCCATCCGAGTCGACATGGACTGCATCTCTTTCCGAAGAGAGTCGAGGCTGTCCTTGTTCGACCCGTGGTCGCGCTGTTGAGCTGCCAGCGTTTCCAGGGTTTGCGCGACGCGGTGTACTTCCGACTGCGTGCCTTCAACGGCGCTGCGCATCGCTTGCAGGCCGTTCGTGATTTGCAGAGACAACAGGTTCTGCCGGCCATTGAGTTCTTCCAGGCGCACAGCTTGCTTGGCTGAATCCAAGAGGTCTTGATCGCTCACTCGTCTTCCTTTGTTTTCAGGGTCGGTCATAGGGAAACCCTCTGAAACTCAGTCCGGCCAGCCGGGCGTGAAACCTGCGGTAGCAGGCGTTATGAAGTCGACCGGCTTCTTCAGCTCAACGATAGAATCGTTGTACATATCCAGCATTAGAATAAGCGGGCCAGTTAGTCCGTTGTATTGGTGTCCGGTTCCGGCCGCCGGATTCGCTGTTCCCAACCACACTCCGTCAATCCCCCAATAGATTCGACCGTTGGGAATGTCAAGCTCAACCATGCCCTCGCTGTCGGAGGTTCCGCTGTACCAGGGGCCTCCGGCAATGAGGTTTTGTGAACTGTTACGCCACGTGCGGTTTCCGCTTGACGTAGACGCGCCTCCCCAAAAGCCCCAACTATTCGAGAGTTCGCCAGGCCATGCCGAGTTCACGCCGCGCTTCTCCATTCCTACGACGGCATAGTGATTTACATTGGCCGTGCGCCGCATCGCAAAACGGAGCGCGTACTTGCCGCTGGCCTTCTGCACCGGATGGCGCATTGGACGGAACGCGTCGGTGCCGCCTGACCGCGTAATGCGGAAGTTGCCGTTGCTAGCAGTGCAGTTCGCCGGCAGGCTTGTGACATCCCAAGGTGAATAGCTGACCGGCTTTATCAACGCTTCGATTGAGGTGCGGATGCTACTTACGTCAGAAGAGTACAAGACCACAGAGCGCGCACGCATTGTGCTAGCGACGGCTACCCCGCTTCGAGCCCCGAGATGCAACGCGTGATTGCCGAACGTGCCCGACTGGTCAACGGTCGAACCGCTAATCGTGCCAGAAATCGGCACGTTTCCGTTCACGTAAGCGGCTATCTCGTCACTCGTTGCAATGCTTCTATCCAGAACAAACGACCAGAGGGCCATGCCGTCAATGTCGGCAAAATACTTGGCGCGATTGTTTAGGGCTAGACCCATAGAGCAGATCATGCCCCCCTGGGCAGAGTTTTCATACAGAATGAAGCGGTCGCTGCCGGCCGTGTAGTCCGCACTTAGCTCAAGCATGATCTTGGAAGAGGCGCTGGTAGCCTGCGCCCAATCTGCGAAAACCCACACACGCGGAGTTCCCAGCGCGACCGTCCCTGTCGATAGCAAGTTGGAGCCGTTCCAACCCAAACTAGCCTCATACACGCCCGCGTTCACGATGCGCGGCTGCTGCGCGGCGGTAGCGTTGGTGAAGTTGTAGCTGCCAGTCTGTCCGTACCAGGTGACGACATACGCGCTGTTCGCGCCTACGAAGCTAGCTAGCGCAGTAGTGTCGAGAACGTCACCGTCGAAACCAATGTCCTGCTCAGCGTTGTCGCTGCTCCGTCGAACGCGAATCGAGAGCGTCGCGGTGCTGATAAGTTTTCGCAGCGACCAAACTGCAACAGGGAGAGTCGGCAACTGGTCGAGGTACGTCGCAGGTGCCGCGCTTCCAGCCCGCTTCATCCGCATTACGTTGAAAGGCTTCACGGCATGAACCCCACGGCGATAACGTCGACCTTTGTGTCGGTCGCGTTCCAGATGCACGCCGCGTAGTGGGTCTTACCGACGACCGTCGTAGTCGGAAGCGTTACGCCGTCTGCCGCCCGATACTGAGTGTCGAAGCTGACTGCACGAGCAGAACCGTTGTCTTTCCAACGGAGCACCCAGCCCCAGCCTTCTTTTGCGGTGCCGGTCGGGTTCGCCCATGCGAGCGCCGCAGCTTGCGCCGTAACTTTCACCATGTCGTTGTCGAAGGTCGGCGTTACCGTGCCTGCCGACGTTACGGATTGGACGGCCGGCGCGTTGAAGAACACGCGCAAAAGAGCCATCGTGATTTTCCGGCTGCGGGTGCCGGCGGTTTCTCCGGGCTGCTCCAGTTCGGCCAGGTCTGCCGCCGTCAAGGTCGCCGCCGCCGTGAGGTCTGAGATTTTCTCGTTAGCCATTTTAGTCAGTCCGTTATGCGGCGGTTGCCGCTGTCAGTGATGCGGTCGTTGCTGCTGTCAGTGATGCGATAGTCCGCCGGTACGACGGTGTAATCAAAAAGGCAAGCCGCAGCTTGCAAGCTGACGAAACCGTCTCGCTCGGCGAACACTTCCACGTACACTTCGCCATCGCCGCTCAGTGTAACCGGAGTCGCCGCCGTGCCTGTGATGCCGGTCTCCGTGTCGTCGATAACGCCGTCAAGATAGTATTTCACCGTGTACGTCGTCCCCGTCTCGGGGCCGATGTCCGCGTCGCCTTCCGGCACCAGTAGGTCTTCTTGTAGGAGCCGGTCCCGGTGCGCCCAGGTGACTTCCAACTCTCCGGCAAGGGAGGGCGGGTAAGCGACATCCGTCACCAGGTCGTCGGTGAAGCGCAGCCGGCCCGGCGGGTACGGGCGAACCTGACGCGACGCCATCTCTACGGACACGGTCGGCGCGCTGTCGAGCGCAAGTTGGTCTTGTCCGGTTCGCGTCAAGGCTTTCGCCTGCACGGTCTCGCCGTCGACGTACTCACGGTTGTCAGTGCCGTACCAGTCGCCGATGAACCAGATGCGCTCGTCTGCTGCGTGCTCCTTCGGCGTCGTATCCCCGCAGGCACGCGCAAGCGTCATCGTTTCGGCGTCCTGGTCGATCTCGTCAACGCGGACAATCTCGTCACCCCACAGGGCCCAAGTGCCGATCACTACGTTGCCCAGCAGGCTGCCGCCGGTGTACGCGATCACGGTCGCCGGCTCGCCGAGAAGCGGCGTAGCCGCCAGAAGCGCGGTCGGTGTCCAATCGGCGTTAGTACCCGCAACCTCGAACGGGTTGCCTGCGATAGCGGTAGCAACTGCGTAGTTCAGAGAGCCGGTAGGCCGTGCTGCACCTACCTGGACGAAGCCAGATTCCGGAGCGAGCACGGTCAAGTCCGCTGTGGTCATCTGCGAAGAGAGTTCCACGTACGGAGACTCGATCAAGACCGACGCAGGCGCCGGCAGAGCCGCACCGTCAGGTTGTTCGTCCAGGGACTCTTGAGGGTCGACGAACACCGCGTCCGCCAGGGAGAACGCGTCTTGTATGGCGTTGACCTGGATGGCGCCATTCTCGAACGAACCGAAGCCGATCTCGCTCACGACGCACACCATGTCAGCGAACCCGCGCTTCGGCGCCATAAGGCGGAAGTAGCGGCCGGGGCGGCGCAGTGCTAGCGCACGACGATTCGCGAGAATCTGGAAGCGCCACAGCGGCGTCGCACCCGCACGGAGATCACGGTCGGCGACGCGCAAGGCCAACGGCTCGTGAGGAATTTCGTAATACTCCCGAACCTCCGGAATCACGCCGCCAGCGCTCTCGATGGCGCCGAGGGATTGGATAGGCGTGGTCACGCGCGTCTCGACTTTTTCCGGGTCGTACCAAGCCACCGAGAGGTGGTTGATCGCTTCGGTCAGCGAGTTCGGCTCCGCTCGCCAGTCGATGATGTCATCATCCGTGATGACCGGGAGGTCTTCGAGCGTGTACTCGCCGCGCAGCATGTCGATGTAATACTGGCCGTCAAGGATGTCCTGCGAAAGCGTCCAGCCGACCACGTTGCAAATACGCTGCTGGAACTGTTCCGCGCTCTCGCCGCCGCGCCAGGTCGTGCAAAGGCCGAAGCCTTCCTCGTAGGCTTTATCCGCCGCCGCCTCAAAACTGGCCTCGTTAATGCGTCCAGTCGGCTCGCCCATACCTCCGTTCTCTTTGCGCGACGTGATGCTGTCGTAGAGAATGTGCGCAGGGTTCATGCCGATAAGTTCGGTCGAATCTCCGCTTTGCGTATAGAGATAAACCTGGATGCTTATCCGGTCCGGCCGCGCATCTGCCATTGTGGCTTGGAACATCTCCACCTCGGCTAGAACGGAAGGTGTGAAAGACCGCAAGACCTCGGCCGTTTCCGGCTCAGTTATGACTCCAAGCAAGTCTGTGCGACTAGCCGAAGTTAGAATCGCGTCCAAGGCGGCTTGGTCCGCCGAGAGCCCTCTCCAGCCTGAGTCCCAAATCAACGTACCTGCTTGTCGCACAAAAACGCGACGCGGATAAGTCGCGGCCTCGTGCCCCGGAGAGCGCGGCAGCAACCGCACCACCACAGTGTCCGGTATATCAGAGGGCGGGGTAAAAGAGACGTTGTGTTCGGTGAGCACGCCTGGGACGGCACCTCCGTTTACGCCGTTTCCGGTGATGACTTCTTCCGGAACCGGCGGAGCCCCGCTGAGAACGATAGGCGCTTTTTCCGGATACCAGCACACATCGTCGTCCCATCCTTTCAGGACGCGGCGGAACTTCCAGGACATCGGCTTCGGGTAAGGATTGCCGGCGCCGATCTTTGCGCCGCGCAGAATTCCCGTGAGCTTGCTGCGATACGCCGACTGAAGCGCACCGAAGATGCCGGCGAGATAGCTGCTCGGCATCTGCGCTTCGTCGCCCATCAACAACTCGAAGTCGCCGACCACGCCGCCTTCCGCGCTCTCGCCGCCGTAGAGGTCCGGTTTGTTGACGGAGATAATGCCGCTGGTCTCCTGCGCGCCTTTCCAGATCACGCGGTCGCCGCCGCGCCATTCGAGCATCGCGTCGACCGGGCCTTTCGCGAAACCGAAGTGCGCGATCAGCTTGTACCAATAGCTGACAGTGACCTTCTTAGAACTTCCCATGTGCCTGCTCCACGACAGCGATTGCGAACGCATCCTTGGTCGCGAGAAGCGTCTCTTCCGCGATGCCGTTCTTGAGGAAGTCGGAGTAATCCAGGTTGTACTGCTTGAACCAGCGGCGCGTGCCACGCGAGCACAGGCCGACGCGGTGCGAGAACCCGCGCGTCTGCTTGACGTGCTTCATAGTGATTATCACTTCTTTCCTCCCTTCCGAATGGGCTCAGGAGGCAGCGGCTTCCACGCGAGTACCTGAGAGTCCGGCACCCACACCGTTCCGTAAATTTTACGAATGATCGTGCCGTCGTTCGCTTCAGGAGTGCGACCTTCAGACGGCTTTGCACCGTCGTTCTTCGGGCCAGGAGTCAGGAGCGTCGCGACTACTGAAAAAGCGACGGCCCAAAGAGCTTGTACGAGCCATATCGGCCAGGGCATAGGAAGTCCTTAGAAAACCGGGTTGCCGTTGAAGGGAGACCGCTCCGGGGAGTAAAGGTCGCCCCCGTAGTTCGGCATGTTCGCATGGAAGTCGTTGCAGTCGGTAGCGTCGTGCCTGCACCCCGCGTACGCCGTCATCATCGTGCCGAGCGGGATGTCCGCGCCGTAGAACATGGTCGCGGCGGCGCCGGACTGCGCAACAATAGTGCGACGCTCGATGAAACCTTCCGCATTGGTCCACTCGACGTAACCGCCAGCGAGCTTACTGCCGGTCGCGTAGACGGAGAACTCAGAAACCGTGATGACTTTGCCGACTTTCGAGTCGAGCACGCCTTCCACTTTCTTCGATTCTTTGTCCGCGTTGCAAAGCCCGTGGCCTTGCTTGTAGAGAGCCTTCATGCAGCCGCGCTGCCAGCACTCGGCTAGGCCCGCCTTAGCGGCGGTCGTCGTTGTCGGCTCTCCGCTGAACACAACCTCAGTCGCAGTAAACGGCGCGGAGACGATGCGGCCAATCCAGCAAACGATAGAGTCCGACTCGCCGTCATGCGACTCGTAGATCGTCAACCCAATCGTGTCGCCTGGCGGATACGGCCGCCAGTTGTCGACGACAGCCAGGTCGATCGGTGCCGTAATGTCGAGCGTCATCTTGTTGCGCTCGATGCCGCGCTGGAGATCGCCGTGCGAGATATTGGCGCTCAGCCAGGCAAGGCCGTCGCCGTTTCGCTCGCGCGTGATGTCGGACGAGTTGTAGCGCCAGTACGTCGTACCGCGCAGAAACTCGTAGTAGAAAATCGGGTCGCCATCTTCCCAACTTTTGCTTCGATCAAAAGAGGTCATCGTAATTCCTGTCAGTCTGCCGGCGGTTCAATGATGCCCTCGAACACGAACGAGGCGATGGTGGTTCCATCGGCGTCGGTTACGTGTTCGAGCGCGAGTACGTCGGTTGCCGCCTGGGATAGAACCATAAAGCTGATTTGCTTGACCTGGTCAACGGTCGCCGTCTCCGGATGCGTAGCGTTCAAGGTCAGCACTTCGTTCACGCCTGCAACCGCTTCCGACATCACGCGGCGGTAGTAGACCGTGCCGTTGCGAAGCTCGATGCGAAGGTGCCGGCGCGTCTCCTGGTGCCGGCCAAACACGCAGTAGCCGCACCACTCGACGGTCAGCGTGCTAGCGCCGCTGGTGAGTGTGGCCGCAGGCTTGAGGTCTTGTGCGAACGAAGGCACCCACAGACTGTGCTGCATGCCCTTGAGCGCGTAGAAGACCTGGCGTTGTAGCGAGTGCTCCGCGCGGCTACTAGCGACCCAGCGAATGTTCGTGCTGCGGAAAGCGGCTTCAGGCAAATCGAACACGTTCGGAATAGCCGTGCCGTTGTCGACGACCAGGTTCATACGCTCGAACCCTTGCTCGCGCCGACCGCTCCATTCGGGCTTGATGTCCCACACCGGGTAGTTCAGGTACTCGGTCGCGAACGTGTACTCCGGCCAGGCGCACGGCTCGTCGATCTCGAACGTGACCGCTTTCGTGGCTACGTTCTCGGTGAGCAGTGAGGACGCGTTGCCGGACATCATGCGAGCTTCGCGCAGTGGGTAGAGGCGCGTGCCGACAGGCCAAGCGCTAGCCGTCGCGCCAAGTAGTGCCAGGCCGTCCGGCTCGATGATGTCGATCTCGACCACCTCGAAATTGAAAGCGTCGACGCTGCCGCTGCGCAGCACGGCGTAGCGGAAAAAGTCGAAGCCTTCGGTCTCGCAAGGAATTTCGGTAGCGCCGAGAGTCAGTGCGCCGATCTCCTGTCCGTCGTGCCAGATGGGCAGCATGTACGCCTTCGCGCCCTGATCGTTCTCTATGTTGTCCAGGAGGCGCCGGCCCTGGTCGAACGGGTGCACGACAAACTCGAACGTGCGGCGCGGCGAAGAGCGGCGAGCGCGCTTCTGGCGAACGCCAGTCAGCGACGCCTTGCCGCCGAGAGTTTCAGTCTTGAACGCCAGGTTCTCGCGCACGCCATCCCGCCAGTTGGGTAGCAGCGGCCACACGACGAACCCGTCTTCAACGTACGACATGCTTAGCTCCTGAGACGTTGCTTTATCGCGGTAGCGTTCTTGTTGACGGCGTTCACGACGGCAGGGCCGAACGCGGCGCTCTGGAGCACCATGCCTGCCACTTCCTGTATGTCGAACGTGTTGACGTTGGTGAGCTTGACTATCGGCGCACCGCCGCCTGCACCGCCGCCGTTGAAGCGGTGACGCGGGTCGTCTTCGGTCAGCACTTCTTCGTTACGTTGCAGCACAGTCGCGACCTCGTCCGGCTTCATGCCAGCGATGCCGCCGTTATGGTAGCGCGGCGCGTTGGCGAACACATATGCCGGTACACGCATCGGCTGCGCGCCGCCGGAGCCAACCAGGCCGCCGCTGTGCATCTTGCCGCCCAGCAGGCTCGCGAGCTTGCCGATGATGTTGCCCCACACGCCGCCGCCTGAAGCGCTGGCCGCGTTCTTAAGCGCATTGAAGAGCGTCTGCATGATAATCATGCGCGCCAGCTCGGACAGGATTTGCGCAATCGAGTTGATGACGATGTCGCCGAACGACTCCCAGGCTTCGCCGGCATCCTTCGTGCCCTTGGCGAGTTCGCCGAGAAGCTGCGTGGTCTGCATGAAGACATCGCCGAACGTGTTGGCGAACAGGTCGACGACCTGGAGCTTCTGTGCCGACAGCTCCGTCCCCACGGCAGCGACGGCAGCTCGGATGTTGTCGAGCGCGAGCTGCGCCTTGATCGCTTCTTCGCCGCTGAGCGTGGCGATGAACGCCTGCGCTTCGAGCACGAGCTGGTTCATCTGCGGAAGCAGACGCGCGTTCGTAGCCTCAATCGTCTCCTGCCCTTCCAACTGTGTACGTAGGCCCGCTTCGACCAGGAGATTGTTTGTCTCCAGTTCGAGCTGGCGTTGTGCCAGGAGGTCGTTGATCTTCTGCTCGTTCGCCGCGACTCGCTCCGAATTAAATTCGGTGGTTGCCTTAGCTTCCGTGATCGTCTGGAGCGATTGGATTTTAATCAGTGACGCCTGCAAGCGCGCAGCTTCGTCGCCGAGGCCCAACTTCTTCGCCTCTTCGATCAGCGCCAGGATTTCATTGCGGCGGACCTCGAATTCGGAACGGATGAGCGCGATGCGGTTCTCCAGGTTTTCATCCTGGGCTTTCAGTAGGTCATCGTCGATCTGCCGCAGCGTCTTGGCCGTTTCTTCCGCCAGGCGGATGCGCTCGTCGGCGAGTTTCTTCGCGGCCTTCTCCGCCGCCTTGTCCTTCTTGCCGCCGGGATTGAGTGCGTCCGCCATCGCGCGGATGCGGTCGAGTTCCGCTTGAAGCGCGTTTGCTTCGACCGTCTTTCCTTCCTGCGCCATTTGTTTTAGGTCGGTTTGCGCAAAGCCAACCTGCGCACGCACCGCGTTCGCCAGCACGTCGAGCTGTATGAGTTCCTGTTCGAGCTTGCTGCCTTCTTCTTCGACGCGACGCATCGCGGCGAACTGCTTCTCCGGAAGACGCATGTCACCTTCGCGCGTGCCCTGCGCGACGCGGACGGCGGCCTGCTGCTTGCGCGCTTCGGTGTTGAGCCGGATGCGCTCTTGCAGTGCCGCCTTCTCCTTGTCGTAGACGCCGAGCAAGTTCTCCGCCGCCTTGACCTGGCGCTCCAGGACTTCAGCCGTAGTGCGCTGCGCGTTGAGACCTTCGATAGACGAGCGAAACCCTTCGTCCAGGCGCGTCGTCAAGTTCTCGCTCTGCTTCTTGATCTCCGCCTGGAGCTTCTCTTCGCGAATCTGAAGAACGATGGGGATGATGATGCCTGCCGCCGCGATTGCGATCAGCGCGGCGATAGGGCCGCTGATAAGCCCTGTGACCGCAACTCCTGCTTTGCCTGCCGATGCGACGGTGCCGACCGCGAGCGCCGTGTTGAGCGCCTGCGTGGCCTGGCGCGCCAGCACCATCTGCGCGGTGAACTGGAAGAAGAAGATGATGATCTTCGAGGCTTCGATTGCGACGTAGATGCCCAGCAGCGTCTTGAGGTTGCGAGCCAGGAACGCAACCGCATCGGCCGCAAACGTGATGACCTCTTCGCTGTTCGCCATAGTCTCGACGAGCGAGCCGAGACCGACCGCCGCTGCGGTGAACGCTTTCGCCAGGTTGTTGGCGAACGCTTCGCCTTCTTTACCCTGGAAGAATTTCGTCAGGCGCTGGAACAGGTCTCGCAACGCATCGCCGAAACCGCCGTCGATGATCGCGCGCTTCACGTCGTCGAACGCGTTCTTGAGCTTCGCCATGTCGCCGATGAAGCTATCCGCCGCGCTCTTGGCTTCTTCGCCGTAGATGCCCCGCGCCTGCTGCGCCGCCAGCAGCACGAACTCCGCACGCACCTGGCCGCCGGTCTCCAGCATCTTGTTGAGTTCGCTGGTTGAAACGCCGATGGCCTTCGCGAACAGGTTGAACGCGCCCGTGAGCCGGTCGCCCAACTGGCCGCGAAGCTCTTCCGCCTGGATGAAGCCTTTCGAGAAAATCTGCTCCAAGGCTTTGAACGTACCTGCGGTCTCGTCGCCACTCAGGCGCAGCGCAGTCGCCGCTTCGGTGAACGACTCGAAGATGAAACGCGTCGCTTCGGACGACTGGCCCGCGTCGCGTGCAGCAACAGCGAAGCGGGAATACGATTCTGCGAGCGGACCGAACAACTGGCCCAGCTCGTCCGCCTTCGCACGCAGGTAGTCGAACTCTTCTGCGGCTGCACGCGTGTCGCCTTTGTTGGCGACGCGCAGACGCGCCATGATCTTCTCGCGTTGGATGGTCGCGTCGACTGCCTGGTTCGCCAGATTGATCGCACCGAACAGGCCCGCGTAGCTCGCCACCAACGAAAGAACCTGGCCGCGCGAGCGCTGGTAGAGCGAGAGCGCCGTGCGCTGGCTGTTGTTGAACGCGTTGAACTGCGCCGTAGTGCGCTTCGTGTTCTGGTCCAGGCGAACCATCGACTGCGCAACCTGGTCCTGGCCGCTCGCTACCTGCTTTGCAGTCCGAGCCAAACGCTCTTCGATGCCGTTGAGCGACGCCACGGTCACGCCAGCGGCACGAGCACGCGCCTCCACTTTTGAGAAGGCGTCAGATTGTTTCTGGAAATCTCCGAACGACTGCTTGAGCACTTGCTGCGCACGCGTCAAGGACGCCGCCAGTTCTTCGTTCGGCGCGTCCGCCTGCTCGACCGCCTGCGCGTACAAGATCACGGCACGGCGAGCCTGCTCGAATTCCTGCTTGCTGATTTGCAGCGCCGCGTTCGACTTCGCCAGTTCGTCGGCCAGCGACGCCTGGTTCTTCAGTGCAAGAGACGCTTCCCGCAGACGGCGGCTCTGATCGGCCAGGCGCTCCATGCCTTCGGCCGACTCCAGCAGCTCCGGGGAAAGCTCCTTGAATTCGGCCCCGAGCTGGTCGACCTCTTTCTCCAGTCGGTCCAAGGTTGCGACCGCGTCTTTGGCGGGGTCCAGGACCGCCTGGACGCCCGCAGCAGCCGCTCCGAGCGACGACCCGCCGCTACCCCCCGTTACGGCCAGGCCGCGCGCCTGTGCGAGCGCCTGGGCGCCGCTGGCCCGGAAGCCGGCGGTCGCGGCGTTAGCCTTGGCCCGGCTGACCGCCGCGTCGTAGCGCTCGACGTTGTCGGTGGCCTGCTTGTAGAGGCGCACCGACTGTTCGAGGCTGTTGTTGATTTCCTGCTGGGCCTTCGAGAACTGCGCGCCGTCGATGCCCATCTCGCGCAGCTTGGCGCCGGTCTTCTCCAGGCGGCCTTGCGCTTTGCCGAGACGGACTTCGAGCTTGCCCACCGTCGAGTCGGCGCGGCGCATCTGGTCGACAAAATCCTTCGACGGCTTGTCGGTGTTGTAGAACTCCGTCGCCAGGCCCGAGAGCACGCTGCGCGCTTCGGTCAGTTCCTTCGAGAGTTTGTCGACTTCCTGGCGCTGACGGTCGAACACGCCGACCTTCGCGGCGCGGTCCGAGACATTCTTCATCACCGCAAGCAGTTGGTTCTGCTCCGCCTTCAAACTCTCGAAGGAGCGCTCCGCCAGTTTGTTCGAGTCGGCGACCTTGGCCTGGTTCTCGGCGATTTGCTCCAGCTCGCCGTTGAGCTGCGTGATGGTCTTCGTGCTCAGGTTCTTTGCACGAATAATCAGTTCAACGTCGTTCTGGACTGCCATTGTTATAGCTCCGAGATTTGCTTGTTAAACGCCGACGCGCCTTTTTTACTGAAAGCGGAAGCGATTGCTGATTGCGTGAGAGTCATCAACGTCTTCGTGTGCGCGTTGATTCGGTCCTTGGCAATCTCTGTTTCTACCACCAGGTACGCCAGCGGGTAGTCCCCTGCGTTGGCGTGCCCTTCTGAGATCAGAAGCGACACGGCCGCGCGGATGCCTAGCCACCATTCAGCGAAGCGTTCGAGCCGGGATTTTGCTTTAGCTGCGGCACTACGCCCTTTGCGCTTCGCAGTGCCGCCACTACGTTTCCCACGAATTCTCGGAAGCCGGTCTCGTCGTTGAACGTGAGCGATGCGACAGCCTTGAGCATCTTGAGCTGCGTCGGGCCGTCCAGGCTCTTGACGACTTCCAGGTGTTCCGGCTCACCAGCGGCGTGCGCGATGGCCGACGCGATGAAGTCCGGAACCTGCGCGAGCATGCGAACGCCGACTTGTGCAACGTCGATCTTCGCAACGTCGTTTTCATTCTTGATGCCCATGCCCTCGGCGATGTCGAAGAGTTCTTCGAGCGAAGACAGGTTGGAGATGATGAGGCCAGCGATGGCGTTCGCACTGAGGCCCCGGAGCGTGATCGACGTGCCGTTGTAGACGACCGTCTCGGAACGGATTTGTAGGTTGGCGAGAGACATGAGTTGCACCCTTGGTTAAAAGACAGGCCGCTCTCCGGGGTAGGAGGCGGCCTGTCAGAAGTGGTCTTGACCTAGTTGGTCTTGACCGCGTTTGACGTTGCCCTATCAGGTCACGGGCCGGCCGTCGATGTACTGCGAAGCGTACCCGTCCCGCTTCAGGATGTCGAAGGTGAAGGAGAGCTGCTGCCATTCGTCACCCTTCAACGCCAGGTCGCCGTCAGCGGAAAGCTGCACGTACGGCCAGTAGTAGTCCCGGCGCGGGCCGGTGGCATTGTAGGAGATGAAGCGCAGGGCGCCCTCGATCTGCGAGGCGTCGGTGTCGACGATGACCTGTTCGCGCGTGTTCGCCAAGGTGGCGTAGGTCACGATCAGGGGGTCGCCGGTCGCGATGCCGGCGCCGGGCACGATGTAAATTTGGCCCAGCTCCAGGTCGACGGTGTAGTCCGTGTTGAGCACGTGGGTCGTGCCGACCGGGTCCGACGTGACCGACGCGACGGTGATGCCGCGCACGCCGCTCGGGTTGGACAGCGACTTGCCAAGCTGGTGGTAGGTGCCCTCCGTGACCTGGTCGGCCGCGATGTTTTCGACGACGCTCGCTGCCGACGCCTGCGTGCGGATGCTCACGTCGGCGATGAACCACAGCGCCAGGTTCTCGGCACTGATCTCGTCGGCGATGAAGGAGCCGCTGTCGGTCTTCTCCAGCAGGACCGACTTGTCCTTGACACGGATGCCGCGATCACTGCTGAAGTGATCGAGACGCTCGCTCTCGGTCGAGAGGTTCAGCTCCGGCGTGTTGCCGAGATAGCGCTCGCCCGTGCCGAGCTGGGTGCCGTCGACGAACTTGTCGAAACGCAGTTCGCCGCGACCGAGGGTGTAATTTTCACTGCCCATGTTGTGCCTCCTTCTGTTGTGTTACAGGTCAATCCGAAATCCAGTACGGGTCTCCAACCTTCTCGACGATCTTCATTTTGATTCGCATCCAGAAGTACGCCTTTGAAGATTGTTCGTCCGGCGGCCGTACGACGCCAGGTTCGATGCGCAGCTCGATAGCGAGCTTTCCGAAGTAGCCATCGCGCTCGGCATCGCGCGTCAGCAGCTTGCCGAGCGCTTTTTTCACGTCGCCGAGAAGATTCTGTGCAGCATCGCCGTGCTCCAGGGAGTCTTCTTCGCTGTCGTCGGCCCAGCCGTTGACGAGGTAAATCTGTTCGTACTGCTGCTTCGTTTCGTTCATGCCGCCGATGGTTTCAGGTTCGCGGTCCGGATTGAAATTCTCCAGAAGCGCGACAGACGGGAGCTTCATCTCTTTGCCGAAACGACGCTTGTTGCGGTAGGCCGCCTGCAAATCGAAATCGTAGCCGTTCGCTGTCGTGATCTCCGACAGCAGGTACGCGCAGATAGCTTTCTGGAGCAGCAGTCGCTTAGTGTCAGCCACGGGACAACCTCTCGAAGTTTCGGGTGAAGCTCGCTTCCAGGTGCTCGCTCACGGGCGCCTGCACCTCAAACCGAACATCGCGGAAGACCTGGTCCACGGACGGGCCGTAGAGCAGATACAGGTTGCCGCTGATTTGAACCATCTCGCGCTTATTGCGAACGCTCTCGCCGGCCTTGAGCCGCAGCGCCAGGCCGACGTTCGCGTTCTCCGGGTCGTACACGCCAGTACCGCGACGCAGCTTGATCGGAAACGCGTTGCTGATCTTGCTGGTGCGCCCCGGCGAGACGCGCACCCGAACCGGCTTGCCGCGCACGAACGCGCCGACTGCGAACTGCGCCAGTGAGGTCGGGCGCATGCGGCCGGCGACAGCCGCTTCCAGGTCGTTCGTGCGCGCACGCTTCGATACACGAAGCCTGGCGCTGGGGTCTTGCGCGGAGCCGATGTACCGAGCAGAAAACGCGACCTGTTCTCGGATGCGACGGCTGGACTCCGATTGTGCGAACTCAGCCGAATCGTTCACCGCGAACATCGCGGCTTCGTCGACGACTTCAGGAATGTGCGAGATGCTCTTGCGAGCTTCGTCCAGACCTTTGAGTTGCACGTCCAGGTTCACGCGCCAGCCTCCGTTACTTCCCACTTGTTGTAGATCAAGTCCTCGCTCGGGTGTTGGACGGCCAACTTGAACGTCCTATTGAGCAGAGGCACGGAAATGAGATCGCCCTCGACAGCGGAGCACTCGCGGCTGTCCAAGATGATGAAGTTCACGTCTTCGACGACTGTCGCGAAACCTTCGCGGTCGAGATCGCCGAACTGCTTGACGCGGTAGTGCACGCGAACGCCGATTTCAACCGGCGTCGGCGTCGTGAGAAAAAGGGCCGGCCACACGAACGTCCGGTGGACATCGTCACGAGCCTTCTGTTTGATCTGCGGCCAGCCCATCTTATTTCTCCAGGTTCGGGCTCAGGCGTCCGGCTGCTCGTCGTCGCCGGCCTTGGTGCCCGGCTTCTTCGCGTAGTTGCGCTCGACGAGCTTCTTCGCCAGCTCGGCGTCGTGCGTGGTGAACACGTCGCCAGCCGAGACTTCGATCTGGTTCACGCCCAGGCCGTCGTCCAGCTCGAAGTCACCCTTGAGCGCGATCTTCGCGACCAGGCGGGTGCCCTTGGCCTTCTTCGGGGCAGCGTCGTTCTTCGGGGCAGCGTCGTTCTTCTTGGCGTCGTCGTTCTTCTTGGCGTCGTCGCTCTTCTTGGCGTCGGTCATGTCGTACTCCTGTTTCGTTGATGAGGTTTTGAAGCTGCGGGGCTAGGCTGACCTAGCCCCGCGATACAACGATGCAACGGAACTGCTTACTCGATCACGCGAGCGCGCAGCGTGCAGTTCGGGCGGCCCGGAATCATCAGGGGCGCCGACTGCGTCAGCAGGTAGACCACGGACGGGTCTTCGTTCTCCCACATCTTCGAGAAGATGTCGAAGGACTGGAGGCCGGCCTTGGCGTCCTGGATGGCGCCGAACGCACGCACGCCGTCGAAGCCGCCTTCCGCTTCGAGCAGGATGTCGCGCGGGTCCATCATCGGCTGCGTGGCGCCCGCGTCGTCCTCGTAGACATCCGAGTAGACGTAGACATCATGCGCGCCGAAACGACCGCCGTAGAACACGCGCTCGCCCTTGTTCGGGCCGGTCTCGGCCGTCGAGGTCGAACCGCGACGCGTTTCCAGGAGGGCCTGGATGTCCGCGTGGCGAATGAACCAGTCGTACGCCGTGGTGCCCATCGTGATGCGCGAGACCGGGAAGCCTTCGGCATCGGCGACGCGCTTGGACCAGGTGTTGAGGTCCGAGATCGGCGTGCTCGCAGCGTCGTCCCACGCGGCAGTGCCGGTCAGGGTGACGGTGTGATTGGCCGCGCGACCGAACACGACGGTCACGGTCGGGTAGTCCTCGCCCGTGATCGTGACTTCGCCGTACAGCGCCGCCTGCGCCGCCATCCACTCCCAGCGGCGCCACACCTGGTTGCGGTGGTCGAGCTGGTACGCGGCGACGGTCGCACGCCACCGCTCGCCCGGCGACATCGTGCCGGCGATGGCTTCGCCCGCCATGCGGCGAAGCATGCGGTTCGGGTTGACCACGTCCTTCGGCTTGACGTAGGCCGGGCGGAAGGTGCGGGTGTAGTAGCCCGAACGCTTCAGGACGCGGCCCTGGACGTTCGGAGCGACGAAGGGCGCCATGCGGCGACCGAGGGCGAGCTGATCGAACATGACTTCTTCGGTGTCGAAGTTCATCTGCTCGGGGTAGAGCCGGTTGAGGAAATACTGCTCCGGGGGATTGGTGTTGACCATCACCTTGCGCAGTTCCGCAGTGCTGTAGAGGTCCATCTGTATCTCCTTCTTCTGCTAATCGGGTTCGTAGCTGAGCGGTAACGCGGGTGGTGGATTACACCGGACCGGAGTTCGCGGCCGGGGTGCCCAGGAGCTTCTGGCCGACGATGTTGGTGCCGTCGAACGCAGCCTTCTTGAGATCGTCGGTGTTGGTCGCGGCGTTGAAGGTGAGCGCGTCGATGTTGAACACGCCGCCGGTGTAGATCGCTTCCTGCTTGCCGGCGGTCGGCACCGCCACGTCGTACGCGAGGATGGCGATGGCCTTCTCGGTGCCATCCGAAGCGGCCGGCGCGTGCTTGGCGAACAGGCCGCTCGCAGCCACGCGGGCGAGCACCTGGCCGGCGACGTACGCGACGCCGGTCACGAGCTTGCCCTGCGTGGTGACGATGTCGGACTCGCCTGCGAAGAGCTGGACGCCGCCGTTCTGGTTGCTGACATCCGTGCTGCCAGCGGCGAGCTTGGTGAAGTCGGTCATTTCGATGCTCCTTTTTCTGTTGAGATGTAGCCGATTTTTATCGTCTAGGCCGCGACGACCTTACGATTACTTTCGGAGGTCTTCGCGCAGCACCGCCTTGTTGCCGGTGGTGCCGACGTAGGCGTCCAGGAGACCGCCAGCGGCCGATTCCTTCGGGGTGTCTTCGCCATCGGCGCCGATGCCGGGGCCGCCGCCGCTCGCAGCCATCGCGGCATCGAGCGCGCTGCCGGCCTTCGGAGCCGCCGCCGTCGCCGCGACGGGCGCGACCTTCAGCATGGCCTGGGCCTCTTCGACCGACATCTTGGTGTTGAGGGCGAGATGCTGCGCCATGCCTTCGCGGCCCTTGGCTTCGTCGCAGCCCATGATGTCGGCGGTGCGCTTGCGGTCGGCAGCAACGGCGGCGTCGATGTTGGCCTGGCTCGCGGCCTGGGCAGCAGCGGCGTCGGCGGTGATCTGCTCGTCGGTCTTCTTGGTGTCGCTCATGTTGTCACTCCTTTCGTCGTTGTTGGTAGAGCCGAAGACTTCGGCCCGGAAAGATGCCACTGCTGCCTGCGGGGCCATGATGGCATCGACCAAGCCGGCTTTGACCGCATCGTCCGCCTGGAACACACGGGCCTGCGTATCACGAACCGCTTGCTCAGACATCCCACGGTTGATTGCGACCGTGGAGACGAATTTCTGGTACATCACGTCGATGCGCGACTGCATGTCGGCGCGGACGCTGTCGGACAACGGCTCGAACATATTGCCGTCGACCTTGTGATCGCCTGCGAACACGAGCTGCACGTTGACGCCGAACTTCTCCAGCGCCTTGCTCACGTCCACGTGCATCGTCAGAACGCCGATGCTGCCGGCATCGCCGGACGGCGTCGAGACGATCTTGCCGGTCGCGCTGGCGAGCGAGTAGCCGCCGGAGAGCGCGCCCGCGTTGATGACGGTCATCGACGGCTTCTCTTCGCGACGAGCGCGAATGTGTTCGCACAGCTCGAAGTTGCCGTACACCATGCCGCCGCCCGTGTGCGAATCGAGCACGATGCCCATCACGTCCGGGTCCGCCATCGCGGCATCGAACTCGCGGCGAATGTCGTCGTAGCCACGCGTGCCGGCCCAGGAATCGCCGTTGCGGTGCACGAGCACGCCGCGTACCGGAATGAAGGCCAGGCCGTTGCTGAAGAGGAACGACTTACGGTCGGCGCCCGTGCGCGGGAAGCTCTCGCCGTACGCCTGTTCGACGGCGACCATGCACGCTTCATCGGCGCTGGCGCGCTCTTCGGCGGGCGGCGAGTCCTGCCGCGCCATGACGCCCATGAAGAGCGACGTGACCTTCTCGACCTCCGCAGGCGCCAGGAGCGCCGGGCGGCCGTTGAAGCCTTCGATGAGTGCGTTGCGCAGCGCGTGGGTCGGGTTCATCAGTTTTTCTCCGGGGTGCGGTTGCCTTGGGAATTTTCTTCGTCGTCGGCGTCGTCGTTGTCGTTGCCGCCGGCCTTGCCGTCCGTCTCCTTCAACGTGCCCGGCTTGCTCGCCGTCATGTCGAAGGTCAGGCCCATCTTCGCGATGAGCTTCTGCTCGCGGAGCTGCTGGTCCAGGATGTCGCGGTAGTCGTCGCCCAGGCGCGCCAGCTCCTTCTCGCGAGTCGACAGGCCCGAGGCGATGCGCAGCACGGCCGCCTGCGTTTCCTTCAGCTCGTCGATCTGGCCGCGCGAGGCGCCAATCCAATCGCAACGGCTGTACGCTTCGCGGTTCGTGCCTTCGTAGAAGTGCTCCGAGCCCTTCGGCAGCGGAAGGTCGGTGTTGGGGTTGTTCATTTCCTCTTCGAGCCACAGCAGGTACACGAGCGTCGCGAAGCGGTCAGTGACCAGCTTCTTCTTCGACTGCATGTACTTCCAGGTCTCCAGCATCGAGGCGCGGGCCGACGAGTAGTTCGTCTTCGAGAAGTCGCGCGAGAACTGCTCGTACGAGAGGCCGAGCGACGCGCTGATATGCCGCAGCAGCGATTCCTCGAAGCCCGTGCCCACGCCGCCCGGCGTACCTGCCGGCATGAGGTTGAGCTTCGTGCCAGGGAACAGGTGCGGGATTCGCACGCCGTCAATCGCCAGGTTGTCGGACTGCCCGGTGTACGCGGCGAGCGCGTTCATGTACTGCGAAATCCAACCCAAGCCCGAGTTCTCCTCCTGGCCGAGCTGCGCGAACACCATCTCGCGCGGCAGCTCCGACTCGATGGCCGCAGCGAAGGTCGCGTTGACGACGGCGTTCTGGAGCGTGATGTCCTTGAACGTCTTCGTCATCCGCATCTCTTTCAGCGTCGACGTGATGCCGGCAATGCCGCGCGTCTGACCAGGGCGGATGATGTCGGCAATGTGGATGATCTGCGGGCGGCCCCACTTCATGTAGGCCGGCACGCGCTTCCAGGTGTAGTTCGAGCGCGTCCAGTAGGACTCCGCCGGATGGCCTTCGCGAATGTGGAACGCGATGGTCGCGCCGAAGCGGTCGATCTCGCAGCCGCGACGCATGTTGCCGGTGTCGTCCGCGTCGAACGGATTCGACAGGCGGTCCGGGTCGATCATGTTGATCGCGGTCTTGTACGGGCGACGGCCGCCTTCAATCCACTCGCTCGCAGCGAGCGCTTCGCCGCCAGTGAACGTCTGCGCGAGCGCCATGCGGACCAGGCCGGTCAGCCCGTTCTTGCGCGCCGCGTCAATCCAGCACAGCGGCGACTCGGCGTAGAGCGCGAACTTGCGCTCGGCGATGAGCTGGAACTCTTCAGACCACTCTTCGGTGAAGCCGAGGGCTCGCCAGTCCGGACGCGCGTTGAGGCGGTACTGGCCGCCGACGATGGAGTCCTTGTGCGTATCGAGCGCGCCTGCCACGTATCCATCGTTGCGGATGAGATCGCGAGCACGCGCATCGAGCGTGTCCTTGTTCGGGTTGATCTCCTGGTCCGGCGAAGTCTTCGGCGCGTGCCAGGAAGCGGTCTGTCGGTTGAGGTGTTTCGCGCCCTCGAAGGCGCCACCGAACATCTGATCGCCAGGCGCGACGACGATGGCCTGGTCGCCTTCCGGAGAACGAACTACGGTCGGGTTCAAAGTCATGCTGGCGACCCCTTAAAAGACCATGCGAAGGGGGCCGCCAGTTACTGCGACCCCCATGAGCTTGTTGATTTCAGCCTGGAGCCAGGCCATGTATCGGACGAGGGAAGCCGTGTTGGTTCGGCTGTACTCGATTCGCTCGCCGTTCTGATCGACGACGACGAGGATTTGACCGCCCGTCATAGCGGTATGGTAGGCACTTTGAGCTTCAGCGAGCCACGTTTGCAACTGCGCCAAGTCGGCCATTTCTCACCCTAGCTTTTTGCCCAAGTCGCCGAAACCATAATCCGTAGTCGGGGTTTGTGCAAACGGCTTGGGCTTGTCGACGGTGCGAACAAGTGTGTTCTTACTCCA